CGAGTACAGTTCAGATATGGAATTTCCGCGAAGGGGTTCCCATGTTTTCAGTCTAAATCCTAGTTTTTCTAATCGCGTGACTAACAAATCTTTGTGTGCGATGGGCTCGGATTTTGCACCGTCTTGGTAATACGGTGTGTCCACCAAGTGCACAAATAACTTTTCCCCGAATTGCCCATGACTCGTTCCTTTCATCACGAAAAAACTTCCCGTTTCGTGATTTAATGGTGTTTTGAATATGACTTGGTTTGAATCAGGTATGATACCCACGAGCTTACCACCAGGTTTCATGCGTTTGGCGATCTCTTTGGTCGTGGTCATGAACAGGTCTTCTGTGGCGAATATGTAGTGTAACGAAAAGTTATAACATATAGTGTCGTACTTTCTGTTTGGAACAGACATGATATCCCCGTGGTAGAAATTGATACGCATCTTATAAAACTTTGCCCGTGTCTTTGCCTCCTCGAGTGCGTCTTCACACGGTTCACACATGCTCACGTTGACCTTCGCGTGTTTCCATTTACCTATGTCACCCCCGAACCCACATCCGACGTCTAACACGGCATCCCCTTCATTAGATACGGCTCGTATCAAATCACGTTTTTGTTCGTTATGGTGTTTGCGTATATCTTCCATGACTTAAAACTTAGACCTTATATAGAATTATGAAGCCTTTTCTTAAGTGGGTTGGTGGAAAAACACAAATCATACAAGACGTCTTAGGTGCTTTTCCTTCCGAAATAAACGATTATCACGAAATTTTCGTGGGTGGCGGAAGCGTGTTGTTGGCGGCTCTCGAAAAAGCAAATGTGAAGGGGAAATTTTATGCTTACGACTTAAATAAGATTCTCATCGACACGTACAAAGATATACAGACACGCCCAAAAGAACTACAAAAGGAAGTGGATGAACTTTTTAGGGTATACGACTCCATAAACGGTACCGATATTAACCGCAAACCCACAGACGAACAGGAAGCTTTGACGTCTAAGGAAAGTTATTATTATTGGGTGAGACACCTATACAATACGGGTACACAAAACAAGACTGCTATGTTTGTATTTCTAAATAAGACATGTTTTAGGGGTGTCTATAGGGAAGGTCCTAATGGTTTCAATGTACCTTACGGGCACTACAAGACAACACCTGCCGTACCAGACCTCATAAAGGTGAGTGAGGTCATACAAAAAGTCGAGTTCACACACTGTGATTTTAGAGAAGCTATACACCGAGCAAAACCGGGTGATTTCATGTACCTCGACCCACCGTATGCGCCTGAAACGAAAACATCCTTCGTGGGATACACAAAGGATGGTTTCGGAATGAAAGACCACGAAGAATTATTTGAGATGACGAAATCGAGTGGCGCACAGTTTGTCATGAGTAACGCGGGAGTTGATTTAGTGAGAGACGCATTTTCTGATTACACTGTGACGGACATTAAAGCTAGGCGAGCGATAAACAGTAAAAATCCAGCGTCTAACACGACTGAAGTGATCGTTCGGTCATCCAGTCATTGATGGCTTCTTCGTCCACCGCGTAGGCAGACGTGAACGGTGTGATTTTTCTAGTCTTCGTATTCACGAACATTTTTAAAACACTCACTCGTTTGGCGAAAAATACTGGAATCCCAAATTTTTCGTTAAATTTTATAGCGATTTCATACTTTTTCTTAGCAAAAAACTCGTTAACTATGAACATGAGATGGACGTGTTCGACCGATGGGTAAAGAGCCTTGTACTCTTCTCTTAGACACGGACCCGCTCGAATTTTTTCATCGGCCGTCCCCGCGACCTTTTGGTGTTTGACCTCGATGATGATGATCGTCTTACGATCGTGAGACACGTAAGCACCATCTGGTTTCTTATTGTGTTCCCACTGTGGATCTTTGAGATCGGCCATGTGTTTCGTAAACTGTCCTTGTTTTAGGTATACGAATTTCTTGTCACCGATCAAGTAGGACTTGCCCGGTACGTGTCCACGAAGGACACACTTTTCAAACGGAAGACCGTTTGCATTCGTATTAGCACCACCTTTGCCTCCCTCTATCATTTTTTGTTTGATTTAGACATGGTTTGTGCTTACTTAGGTACTACGTTTGATTTAGACATGGTTTGTGATCATAAAATTTAAAGTAACACCATACTTTTTAAGAATTTGAAAAACAAAAATAAAAAAATATTTTTTTCAAAACTTTTTTTAGAAAAAAGAAATGTAAAAAATAATTTTTTTTTCTAAAAATTTCTAGACAAAAAAAGTTTATAAAATTTCCAGTTTTTTACCCATATTTAATACCACAAAAAGTCTATATAATTTTAAGTATATTTTTGACGAGATTTTCCTATTTAGACATCATTTAGACATGCCTCCTATATAGACCCCGTCTTTTGGTTTAAAATAGACATACCAACTTTTTTATGATATAGTATTTTTCTATATAAAAACAAAAATAAAAAAATATTTTTTTCAAAACTTTTTTTAGAAAAAAGAAATGTAAAAAATAATTTTTTTTTCTAAAAATTTTCGGAGAGAGAAAAAGTTTATAAAAAATTCTTCCCATACTTAATACTAGAAAAACCGCATATAAATTTTAGAAAATGACGAGCTACCACAAGACCAATTGTAAACGTAACAATGATTATGTCCGTTACCCTTCATGAATTTATTAGCCTCTAACATTTCGTGTTTCAATCCTACATCCAACGTGTTATACACATCGAACCCCGCGTTCCGAGACAGGATCGACGCATCCTTGAAATCACTCGACGTGTTGAAAAACATGTACGCCTGTCTAACCCGTACCCTTGTTTTCACGGATGTATACGGGACTTCGTAGTAGGACGTGAAACCATTTTTACCCACGTACGAATACACGATGTTTTCCTTAGGCATGAGCCATCGGCGAACCCACGATTCGTCGATGACCGGTGCCACGTCGTACGATTCCATGTGTTTACGTAACATCTTGGTAACCTTTGGTACGTCCGAACTTTTCATGACCGTGTATTCCGACGTTCCGTGAACTGCGTGTGGTCTCTCCCGTTCGTTAGAGAATTTGGCCTTGTTTAGTTTGGGTACGTTTAAGAGTCTGTGCCAATACTCCGTCTTAGCCACAGCCCCGGGAAGTTCGGCGACGGCCGTGTACACGGCTTGCCAAATTCCCCGAGCATTGGCGCGTCTTCGAATCTCGGATATGAGCAATGGTGCGAGACGTTGATTCCGTAACGTGTCGTGAACACACAAAAAGTTGATCTGGAGCGCATCGAACGTATCCTTCTTGACCCTGTATTTACACGGCATACCCGAGATGAACCCGACGAGCTTACCACCCGATTTGGTTCGAAGCCCGAGATTCCACTCGGGTGTCGTCGCCCACTCGACAAACTGTTCGCTGTACTCGAGCGCGAAATGTTCATCACGGATGTAGTGAACACTCAAGAGTTCGGCGGCTTCTTTTACGGTACACTCGGACCATTCGAACTGTTCGGGTAATGCGATCGGGTTTGGATCAAAGTCTCTACACGTGTTTATCTCACCCGTGTATTCCTCGTGATTTTCTGGTACGGGTTGGGTATTCCAAAACTCGTGCATTTGTATACACACGCATCTTAGTTTTAAGTCGGCTTAAAGTTTTGAAACGTGTATAAGTCAGAAAAATGTCTCTCGAGCAAGATTACACTACCGTTCCAGGTCAACTCTACGCGTGTCTCTCCGTGGTTGGTCCAGAATGCCCTCAGAAGAATGATAAGTTTGGTATCAAGATCAGAGGCGCTTTCAACTCTAGAGAAGAAGCTGCGTCGCACGCAAAGCGTCTTCAAAAAGAAGACGCCACTTTCGACATTTATGTAGTGGATATGTATAAATGGCTCTTGATTCCACCGGATCCAACGGCTATCGACGACGTCCACTACACGAACGAAAAGCTCGAAGCACTCATGAGCGGATACAAGGAAAATCAACAAATGGCGGCGAAGATGTTCGAAGAACGTAAGCGCGACATGATGGAGAATGGTACGAACACGTTCATCAAGCCCGGTGACGAGAACTCTAAGTACTACACGAAACCGGACGAAGCCCCGATTTCTCACCCCGCCGAAGTCATCGAGCGACTCAAGAAGGAAAAGCCAGACGCCCCGATGGAAGAGCTCGTGAAGGAAGCTGACGCCATCGTCGCGAAGGAAATCGAAGAACGCAAGAAGAAGCGTGAAGCCGAAGAAGAGGAAGCGAAAGCGAAGTCTACGGAAGCACAAATCAAGGAAGGTGGTGAAGTCGAAGAAGGTGAAGAAGCGACGTCAAACTAAAATGAAAAATTAAAATCACACATATAATAAGTATGTTGACCATCGCACTCAACGTGGTGACCATTCTTATCGTGTTGTACATATTCGGTTTAATTCTGAAAGACAGAGAAGTCAGAGAACTTAAACGGAAGATGGAAGATGAACCTAGTCACGTGTCTGCGACTGAAGTTGGAGACGCTATTTCTAGAGACCCACTCGTAGTGAGCAGAGCATATTTTTTGGAGTCAAAGGATGAACCCACGACTGACTTTAAGGGATTCTCAACCTGGACGAAGGATGACTGGTTGCATGGTTTTCCCCATGAAGAATCCCAGAATGAAGGCGACGAAGATGACGATGTAGGCAGTCTTGTCGAGGTTACCGAATAGATCTATCTTTTCGGGATGCATTTGGTACGGCGAAGGAGGTGGTGGAGGTGGAGGTGCGTAGTAATACATGGACTGCTCCTCTTGTGGTGGTTCATCCATGACGTCTCTGAGTGAAGACGTTTCTTGTTTATCCATGATATCTGGAGTGTATTCAATGGGATTACCTATATCGCTCTCCATTTTATAAAATGGCGGATGATTTTTTTAAGTAGATTATTCCTCATCTTCGTCTTCATCCTCGTCGTCATCCACGATGAATCCAGCTAAGTTACCGTTTTCATCGGCATCTTCATCGTCATCATCGTCTTCAGATTCATCGTCTGATTCGGAATAAAATTCGGATTCGTCATCCTCGTAGTCTTCATCGTCATCCGTGTAATCGTCTTCGACTTCTTCAAAGATTTCGAGACGTTCCGGTGGTTTAGAAACTCGTCCTGAGCGTGTTCTGGTAGCCATTTTTGTTTAAAACGTGTGTAATCTTTAAGTTCTTCTGTATAAAAGCTCAAATTCGAGCGTTATGCGCACGAGAAGGTCGTCTATTTCTTCTATGAGCGTAGAATCGGAAGAAGGGCCGTAGAGTGCGAGTTCTTCCATGTTTTTGATGGCGCGTTCGAGGAGTTTTCTGGAGATATCGTCGTGTCCCTTGTACTCCCTCGCCATGTTTATGTTGGCGAGGAATTCACGGTACAGAACTTCATTGAGTCCTGAATACTTGTGTGTTTCGCGTATGAGAGAATCGAGTGTGTCTAGCTCCACACCCTTTTTAATGAGCTTTGAGGACATGTAAATGACTGCGATGAGGAATACAACTGCTAGCATCTATAACTTACTTGCTATTTTATCTATAAGTAAGTGTGCGCGGGTGGTACACGCACACACCTGTTTTATCGTTGCCCTGTCTGTGTTGAACGACACTGTTTGGGAACACGTGGTACACACGTGATTCGTGTGTATGGTTCTCTTCTTGATACCCTTTTGTTTCTTGATATCCGTGATGTCAAATTCTACATCCTTGAGTATGTGTCTCTGGATGTACCCTTTGAGATCACTTTTTATGTCATTGTCTGGTTTCGGTTCAACTTTCTTCTTAGGGATGGGTTTGTATTTGGTGACATTGAGCTTTTCCACGATGTTTTCTGGAAGTTGGTGTCTGCGCCCTGAAAAGTCTTTACAGAATCCGTAGTGACGCCCACGAATGGTTTCACACCTACAAAAACACTTTTGACACACCGTGTCCCCTAAAATATGAAACCACACGTGATTTGACCCGTGTTGTCTTTTTGTGTTTTCGCAGTACCTTGACGTGGTCGCGACGAGGTAACTGTTCTTTTCTTTGTATATCTTCGTGACTCGCGCACTCGCTTGCCCATCCATGTTTTTGCGGATGAACGTTTCGAGAAGCGCTAACGTCTCCGGATCCGTGAACTCATTTTTGGTCTGTGCGGCTGTGAACGACCCTTCGACTTTTCTGGACCCTTCGATGATTCTTGGTTCCGTGTTTTGTGTCCTGAGTGTCGCCATGTGCATGAGTTTCACACTCGGTTCCGGAGAAACACGTTGAAACATAGCGAGTGGACCATGTTTATAGATGAATACGGGTAGATACTCACCCTGTGTTTCCTTTCCTTTGTCACACTCCGAACACCCGGTACCATTACACGCCTCGTGTTTACCCTTCTTGTGTGACCAGGGCATTCTGAAACCACTTCCTTTTGTATTCCTTTCACTGCTTCCATAGACAGACAAGTCCACGATGTTTTCCCAATCTTTGGAACCATACACGAGTGTGAGCGTCGAGATGATGTGTTGACGGAGTGCGATGGCTGATGATCTATTGACTGGAAAATCGGGCCAATTGATGTGAACACCTGTTTTCATGAGATCACCCACAGGTTTTGGTTTTGCGACGGAGACGAGGGCGTCCTTTCCACCGTATTTAGACACTTTATCACAAATGACACGACACACGCGCTCGACTTCTTCCATAGTCATCGCGTCGTCATCCTTGTAATCGAGGTCCACGAAAAAGTTGTACGCGTCCACGGTCTTTTGTTCGACCACGAAGAGCTTTTCGCCCGAGTTTATACACTCCACGTACTTTTCATAAAAGTCATTCAATCTATCAAAAGGCACGGATAGGACACCACCGTCCATGAGCACATGTGATAGATTGGTAGCTTTGCAGAAACCATTGCTCTTGCACCAGTTTCTGAACATCCTTACTTACCAATACATCTATTCATTTTTTTAATCATCTTCATCTTCTATGCCGTGTCTGATGGTACGCATGAGAGACACGTCTGGATACAGTTCCTCTGATTCATTGAGTTCCTTTTTCAAGGTTAAGAGTTCGTAGACTGTTTTTTCTTTGACATCTTCGATGTATGCAGATGCCCTGCGTTCGCTGTAATCACGTCTATTTAAAAGCAAGTCCTTGATTTGCATAAGAATGTAACTCTTGGACTTCATTATTTTATAGCAAAGGATTTTCTATCCAAAGAAGTCACACACGCATAGAATTCTGGGTTTTCTAGGATATTTTTGGTGATCCTATCCCACTGTTTCTTTGACCGAAACTCCTGAAGTGTTTCGAAAGCCATGAAATCGTTTTCATCGTGTGTGCGCTTGATCGGTTGCTTTTGTATTTTTTTAATCATCATTTTTTGTTTCTCTTCGTTGAATTTCCTAACGAGCTCGGATTGTTCCGGTTTAGTGTAATTCACAAAGAATACGAAAACATTATATTCGAGGTCCACTGTGGGACTCTCTTTGACTGTAAATTTAAATTCTGTATATTCACCTCTTTTAAGAGACACGACCCCACGCGTCTCTTCTTCGAGTTCACGGAGAGCACAACGAATGGGATTAAAAATCTCTCGTCGTCTACACCCTCCCGTGACAAATATCCAATCTTTGAAGCGCTTATCTCTCACTGTGAGGAACCTTGGTTTATCTCCCGTAAATGTTACCGGTATCGCGATGGCTTTGTATTTTTTCATTGCGCTGGTCGCAAGTTATAATTTCCGGAGATGTTAATTTTCCTCCGACTCGGCGTTTACGGAAGTTGGTTCATCATCCTCGTCGTCTTCCTCTACGGCAATGGTCTTAGAGGTCGTTGGACGGGGTTGGGGTGGGGTGTGCGCTTGAACGAGTTTATTACAGAAACCTTTGATACCTTCGATATCATCTTTGGCTTTGGAGAATTCCTTATAGATGTACACAGTCGCGGCGATGCACGCCACGATGGCCACGATCGTGAGAGTCTCTCGGTCGAAGGACAACATATTTATGTAATAGAAACGTTGAATCTTTTTA